CGGGTGTTTAGTCGCGTTTAGATCTATAGCTGTGCCGCTGCTATGGCAGCTTAGGCGGTCTGTGCTGCCGCGTACCATACGGAAAGCATAACCCCACTCGTCTAAAGCGCCTTCATCTATTGGCTCTATTAGAGCGTGAAACTCAGCGGCAAAACCTACTAATAACGGTGCTACAGCCTCAGCGCATCTAAGTTTTCTATTTGTGCCGGGTACTGGATAACTCTTTATGCCTATTTCTGTTGGGTCTTTACTAGCAGGCCAGCCGTTATAACTTGTTAGCAAGTTACAAACCTAACGCCTTTAAGTCATCTGACGTTAAACCTAGCGCTGCAAGTTTAGCCTCAGCTGCCGCTTTAGCTTGTGCCTTAGACTCAGCCTCGGCTTTAGCTAATTCTGCTTTTGCAGCATAAGCAGCGACATCAGCTTCCCATTGTGCCAATTCTTCAGCGTTCATTTCTCTTGTAATGTATTCGTCTGTTTCTGTGTTATGAAATGTAATTGTTGGTTTAGTCATTATTTAACTCCATATACATAGACCGTGCCTGAAAGTGTATTTGAATTAACAACATTTAGAATTGTTAAATTGGTTATTGCGGCAGATGCCATATACTTACCAATAGTATGTTGAAAACTACCTATATTTGAATCGTTAAAACCCATCATTCTAAATTGGTAATTTATTTGTGAAGTATCATTACAGCGTAATATATCCAATGAGCCAGAAAATGAATTAGCCCCTGATGATGTTCCAAGACTTCCGCTAGTCATATATTGAGAAGTTTGATTTTGTCCTTGCTGAAAATCACCTGCAGTACTTCCCGGGTATCTTCTCCAATCAATGTAATTATAGTTAGTATTGGTATCACTATTCAAACGCAAACTTAATACTGTATTATTAACAGAACCATAAACACCTTTGAAAATAACAAGTAAATTAACATAGTTGGTGGGGGTTATTGAGATAGATGTGCTAGTCCCTGAAAGTGAAGTAGTGCTAAGTAAAGTTAATCCACCACCACTAGCAGGCGTATCCCATTTAACTTTATATGGCGATACTGTGGTATCAGCTGTTAAAACTTGCCCCGTGCTACCAATAGGCAAGTTATCATAAGTGCCGCTGCCTGTACCTACTACAATATCGCCGCTAGCTGTAATAGTAGTTGCCATATCATTAGTAATAGTTACTGTGCCGCTAGTGCCACCGCCGCTAATACCTACGCCGGCAGTTACACCCTCTATATCACCTGTTGCGCCGCTAGCTGCCCACGCGCTACCTGTGTAATACCACAAGCTGTTATTATCTTTAGTGTAAGCAAACTGCCCCTCTTGTGGGCTAGTAATAGCTGCATCTCTAGCAGCCTCACTTGCAAAAACTAACACGCCTTGCATTAAATAGCCGTTTACGTCCGCGGCTGTTAAAACCTCACCTGTAGTAAAGGTCTTAAATCCTAAGCCCGCTGCCATTGTTCCCCCTAATAGGCCAATACGCCGGTGTCTAGCACCCCGTATATGGCTGAGTCTAGTATAAAGCCATCTATTATCGGCTCTAGTGTGGTTAGTGTCGTTTTCCAGCTGTTAGGCGTAATTGCCATAGCTACGCCAAACACCTGTAAAGTCTTAGTTAAAGTAGATGAGCCCGGTTGGTTTGTAGTAATAGTTATTGGGTCAAAAAAATCTAGATCTAGGGCGGCGATTATGCCGGCATTATAGTTATCTGTGTATAAATCTAGGGTAATGGCATCACATCTTATAGAGGTTTCTTTACGGCTAGCTACATAGGCTTGGGCGTAATCTAACGCTACTGCGTCTGTCTGCATTAATAGGTTTTGTTGGTTATAGCTGTGGGTAAAATACTTATCTATGCTTGCTTGATCTATAGCTAGTTGTGTAGTACCGCCTGCCCTAGTTATAGAGGCTGCGTTAAATACCAAAGTATCATCTAAACGCCATACGGCGTTAAAATAGCCTATATTTGTGCCGTTATCGTTAAACACGGTAGGTGTGCCGCCTATGCTAGTTGTAGTAACTTGCCTATCTTGAAATACAAAACTGCCGGTAGCATCTACATATAGCGCCCCGTACTCACTTAGGGTAACTGTCTGCATAGCTGCAAGGCTGGTACGGGCCGTGCCGGGGTCTGCCTGTAGCGTAGTTAGCCCTGTATCTACATCACGCATAGAGGTAGGCCAACCTATTTGGTCTAAAATCTGGTTAATGCGTGTACCGGATAAGTCGCCCGCGCTAGCCCCTGCTACCGTTGCTATTTGTGCATTTTGGGCAAGTCTAAACGCATCTACCGCCGTTATTGTGGTATAAACAACGTCAAACGCATTTTTAGGCGTAGTAGTGTTATAGCTAGTAATAAAGCCGCTAAATATAGGGTAAGTAACGCTGTTATAAGTAGCAGATATAGCTACCTTACGCATAGGGTCTAATAACCCAAAGTAAGGGCCGCTAGGGTTTTGTGGGTTAAAATCACCGTTTTGATCTACTATTCTTAAAGTTAGTGTACCTGTTTGGAATTGGTCGGCCTGTGGGTTACGGCCTCTGTTAGTTTGTATTGTATCTACTACGTCCGATACATCTACAATTACAGCCGCGCTATCGCTTAATATATTTGTATCTAATATACCCTCACCTAAAATCATAGCTTGGGCAAAGCTAGGGCCAGTACTAAAGTTAATAATAGCGTTTATTACTGGCAGGGTCATAGCCCACCGGTGTAACGCAACGGGTCGCCCCTACGCTCTAAATCTAATATAGCTCTTTGCACGGCTAGGCTTATTGTGTCCTCACTACCTACTACACCTGCATTTACGTTTACTGTTATGTTATCTGCCATACGGAAAGCGGCAGGGTCAAAGGTAGAGCCCGGGCCTATACCGGGTGTATCAAATACGCCCATAGCTCTTAATCTTGCTTGCTCATCACCTAGCGCATTAAGGGCGTTAGTACTTAAAGCATCTGTAAGCGTGTCTATCTGCTCTTTTAATAAAAAGTTAATACCCGTACCCGTGCTAGTAGCAGCGCGTAAATTAGTTAGTGTTGCTATCTGTCCGGCAATACCGGCAGCAAGACCCCCGCCGCCACCGCCGCCACCGTTGCCACCGTTGCCGCCACCGTTGCCACCACCGCCGCCACCGCTGCCGCCACCGCCACCTGTTGCAGCTCCCGGCACTATAGGCAATATCTTTAGCCCTGCCATTTTCATTAACAGCGCTAAGGCTTCATTAAGGTTTTGTATATCTATAAGCGCTTTAGGCTTAAACTTTTCTAAAATATCGTTTATATCTTGTAGTTTGAACTCTTGGCCTTGCAGAGCGCCTAGTATTGCTAAGTCAAGATTAAGTTTCTTGGCAAGGCGCGTAGCAGCCTCTACATCTTTAGCGGCTATAGCTTCCTCTAGCTCTGCCATAGTTTTTTTAATAGATAGGCGGGTTAAGTCATTGGCTAATTGTAATTTTTGCTGATCTGTAGCATTTGCGCCTAGTTTGTTTATTTCATCTTGCTTAGCTAATAACGCTGCCTGTACCTGTATTTTATCTAAATCAAATATATTTTCACCCTTGCCTAAAGCTAGGGCGGCTTTGTCTAGGGCTAGTTGGTCTTTCTTTTCTTTAGTCATTTTCTTAAGTTCATTTAATTTTTTCTTACTTGCCAGCGCCTCAGCCTTAGATATTTTAAGCAACGTTGCACGGTTATTTAGCTCTTTAGCGTATGCCTCAGCTGCTTTTTTACGGGCTTTGTTTGTTTTGTCTTGCATATCGGCAGCTGTGCCAGTAATAGGATCTAAACCTACAAGTGCATCTAAACCTTTTAGCAATAACTTTAGAAATGGGTTTTTCTTTAGTTCTTCTATTTTGGCCTCAAACTTTTCAAAACTTGTAACAGCCTTGCCTAAAGCCCTACCTATCTGTGTGCCTAAATCTATAATCATAGTCTGGAACTCTTCAACGCTAACGCCAGACTCTTCCAAGCCATCTATAAAGCCTTCACCTATTTTTTCTTTAGCTAAATCTGCCGCCTCACCTATTCTTGCTAATTTACCTGCGTAAGTATCGGCAGCGTTAGCGCCTGCACCTTTGAACTTATTCTGTAAATCTTGTAGCAATTCGTTAAAATCCATAGCCTGTAATTCAGCCGTGCTATAGCCAATTCTTAATCTAGTTAAAGCTGTAGTTTCACCCTTAAACGCCCGGCCTAAAGCTACGCTTACGCTTTGTAAATCTTTGCCTGTTGCAGCGCTTACATCTAAAGCCGTTTGTAATAGTTTTTGCGCTGTAGTTGCATCATTGGTAGCTTGTGATAAAGCTACAAACGCGTTAGTAAGATCACCGCCGGCTTTGCCTGTAGCTAAAGCCAATTTATCTATGTACTGGTTAATAAATGGCGCAGCAAAACCTAGATTAACTGCATTAAGCGCATTTTCTAATAACTTAGCTTCTTTTTGAGCCTCACTAAAAGCCCTAGCTACAGACCTACCAAACGCTAAAACAGCTGTAACGCTAAATGCTTTTACTAACGTTTTACCTAAACTTTTTGTACTTTTACTTAGTTTACTGGTTGCCGTTTCTGCTTCCTTAAACGCTTTTTTGCCCGTAAACTCAGAGGCTATATTTACTACTACTTGTGGATCTACAGCCATTATGCCGCCGCCTTAAAATTATTATTAAATATAATTTTGGTCTTTTCTATAGCTTTAATTACAGCTGCGTTAGTTTTGCCGCCGTCCTCAGCCCACGCTCTATAAATAGCCCGGCCTCTCATCTTTCTAGACCTACGCCCCGCCCCTGTTTGCTTATTGGCATCTACTATTTTACCCGTAGCATCTAGGGCATCTATAAACTGTTTACCCGCGTTAGGGTTTAGGCTTTGTGAATACTGCCTACCGGTATGTGTAGTTTTATCATAAACGCCATTTAAGTAACGATCTACCATAGGCCCTTGAGGTCTGCCCTGTGGATTAAGTCGCCCGGCGGTTTCATAAATAGTACCTGCCGCGCTAACGTTAGCTATACGGGCTAAAGCTCTAAAACCGTTTCTATTTACTTTACTAGGCGCTGTCCTATAACCTATTCCTCTCCTAGCGGCAGCTGCATCAAATCTAGGAAACTGTCTATATTTTGCAGTATCGCTAGCCTCTGCCTTACTCCAGCCGCTTAAAACAGTAGCAGGTATAAAACCGCGGGCAACTATAACTATAGGTTTTAATAGCGCTGCCATTTCTTTTTGCAATTCTTTAGATAAGTCCGGCGTAAACTTGCGTAATGCCTTGCGCGCTTCAATAGCGCCTTTTAACTCTGTTGGCATCTTGCACCGCCTTAGCTTTATCTGTTAAAACTTTTAATATATTCTTAAACATCACATCATCTAGATCTAGCAAGTATTGGGGCGGTATTCCGGTTTCTACTGCAACTTGTGCAATTAAATAACCAAAACTACCGCGCCCAACTATTCCAGGGGGTCATCATCTAAAACCTCAACTTTAGCTAAGGTTTCTAGAAACTCTGCCCCAAAACTTTTTACTACTTCCCCGCTAGTGCGTAAACACTCCCAAGCAAGCCAGTAAACATCACTTTGTTTTTCATCATCTCTAAAGGCTTTATGAAAACCTTTTTTAGCATACAGCTCAAAGGCATACTCAATACGGGGCGTAATCTTATGCTCGGTTACGCTTCCGTCTGCCCTTGTTATTTTAAGTTTTGCCATTTTGTGCCCCTTTGTCTAGTTGGTTATGGTGTGGTATCTACTACGATAGCTGAGTTGCAAGTAAATGTAATGCTCTGTGTAGAAATATCGCCAACAGCGCCGTTAATATCTGTAGTGTTATTAACTAATACTGTGGTTTGATATTCTGGATTAGCTGCTGATACCGCGTCGCTAGTTTGCTTAAGTGTTAGCGGTACTGTAGTACCCCACGCGGCTTGTAGGGTTTGTAGCACCTCACTTGTAGCAGTATCGTTTAGAAAGTCAATAGTAATAGTGCTAGCTTCCAAGCCTTTTACAAACTTATGCGCGGTATCGCCCATAGCTGTTACTTCAAGCTCATCAAAGCTACGGTTAATAGTTGCGCTAGTAACGTGATCTGATAAGTCCACGCTATTTAGCGTAACTACTACGCCATTAGATAGGAAAATTGCCATTTGTTATACCTCTGTTCCTTGTGTCGGTTTTTCTACGGGTGTTTCTTTTTTCTTTGTTTCTTTAACCTCTTTAGGCAATTCTTGCCCTATCTTGATTAGAAACGCTTTATCTTCGTCTGTTAGTGCCATTTTAACTCCAGCTCGTTAGTACGGATATTTGTAAATCACTTGTTAGCAAGTCGCCGCTAGGTAACGTTAAAACGCTAGGTGCAGTTACAGCGGTAACGTTAAATACAATAGAGCTAGCGGCTAATTTATTAAACACCGCTACTATTGTGTCCTCTATGCCTTGCAGGTTGCCTTCATTAGAAAACATAGGCACGGTCATAATTATCTTAAAATTAGCTAGTGGCGATATGCCAGCTTGTGAATTATTGCTAGGCGTAAGGTACGGGTCTGCCGGGGCTACTACTACGCTGTTAGCTACTATGGTACTTGGCGGGTAGCTAAAAGTACTCCAAACAGCGTTATTAGCTAAGGCAGCGGCTATAGTAGATCTTAATGTAGTTATGGCGGCTGTAGGCATTATCCCACCATAGCGTTAGGTGAAAGATACGGGGCTAGTAAACCGCGTATAGATGCCATTAAAGTATTACTCATCTTAAACGGGCTAGGGCTGTAACCGTCTACGCTTACGCCGCCGTTTTGTGTGCTGAAACGGCTAGTCCATATATTCTCAGCTAGCATAAGTGCAGCTGCGTTTATAGCAGGTGTATTAGCGTAGGTAGCCGTTTTTGTATCTTCACCCGTCATAGTGCCGCTAGGTACTACGCGCCTAAAGTTTTGGTCAGCTGCCGTTTTTGCATATTGTATAAAGCTGTAACCCTGTGGGTATTGGTAATAGTTAAGCTGAAAATTAAACGCTGGCAATAAATTAGTAGTACCCGCGCT